TTCTAAATTTATTTTTAATTTCATTATTTGATTCCGTAATTTAAATATAATATATTTCTTATAATGCAACAACTACCATTTAAACTTATAAGGTATCTATTCTATTACAATTATAAGAATTTCTTATATTTTGATTAAAAAAACTACCTTTAGATTGTGCTTCTTTAAATCTGTTATAAATAACTTCTGGAACTTTTAGATACTCGTAATATATACCAGTTTTGAATCTGATAATCATTTTGCTACTAGTTGAATCATATCCTGCTGCATCGATATTAGATGAATCTACTTGCTCAAGGACCATTGTAAAAACCTCTCTGATTTTATAAATTCTGCTATATCTACTTCTTTAAATATAGATTCTAGCATTTCTTCTAGTGTGCATTCGTTTGCATCTTTTTTAGATACGGGTGGGCACCATACTCGTACCTCTAAAACAGAAGATAGCTGTAATGCATCTTCTATTAACTGTAAACTAGCATTATCATTGTCTAACCCTAAAACTAGAGTTTTAAATCTTTTTAATGCTTCTCGCTGTTCTTTAGAAATTCTATTACCCAAAAACGCTAGAGATTGCCGTCTGGTTCTTTCAAACCAAATTTTATCAAAAATTCCTTCAAATCCATAAACTTCTTCCGTATTAAAAGGAATTGTATCGTATCCAAATAAGATATCCTTTCTTGGATATCCTACTACTGTATCACCTTCTTTATGATAACCATATACTTTTCTATTAGAAAGAGGACTTCTAATAAACCAAGTCCTTAGCTTTCCTTTATAATAAATAGGAATATAAATCCAGTTATGATAGGGTTGTCTAGGAGTATTAACCTGCCGTATATTCCATCTATGAATTTCTTCTTTAGTAAATCCTCTTTGGTATTCTAGATAAAAATTAGAAGTAATCGGTAGTGTATCTAATTCTCTAACTTCTGTAAATTCAGAGCATTCTTTTTTCTGAGATCTCTTTGACATTTCTTCTATAAGATGATTGTATACCTCTTCTTCGGTATTACCACCTTTTGTCTGCTCAATTACATATTTTTTTGCTTCATTATCATCTAGCTTTAATTCCATTTTTGCTAGAGTAAAAATATTACCTTTAGTTCCGCAACCAAAGCAGTGAAACTTTCCGTCATCTAAATGAACAAACATGGAGGGTTCTTTTTCGTTGTGATGAGGATTTAAACATTTAATTCTAGCATTATTACCAGATTTTTTATATGCTATATTAAGATCTTTAAGTATTTTTTCTACGTTATAGTTTTGCATATCTATTTAAATAATTTTTTAAAGAATCCTTCTTTCTTCTGTTCTATGATGGGTTTAAAAGAATCACAGTTAAATAATTCTTTTTCCAAAATAAATTTATTTCCATTAATCTTGCAATCTAGATAATAAAGATGAAATTCTTTTGTCAAGAGATTTAAATTTTTACAGGATTTACATATATCTACATCAATTATATTCATATGGGTACGTCCTCAGGATCTATATCTTTTTGGGCATTCAAAGTATCTTGAAATTCTGGTGTAATAGCACTATATCTAGTTGTTATTTTATCAAAAAAGAAATTAATAATCTTATTCCCTTCACCCATCCTCTGTTTAAGAATAATTACTTCCGCAATAGATTCATTAGGATCGTCCTCTAATTCTTCTGGTTCTTCTCCTGTTCCGTATCTATATTCATTTTGAGCTATCTGTTTCTTCATTGCTGTTTCTGGGTCATACCACGGTCTATGCACTGCTAAAATTAAATCTGCTACTTCTTCCCAGGCACCTGAGTTTTTCAAATCACTCATTTTTGGTCTTTTAAATTTTCTTCCAGATTCTAATCTATGTATCTGTGCAACAGGTATAATACATACACCTGTTTCCTTTGCCATAATCTGTACTTCATTTAATTTCTTTTCATAATCTGTAGCAAAACTATCACTATCTTGAAACTCTCTTATTTTACCAAATAAGTCTATTGAAACTACTATATATTCTTGTTTCAAATGATCTTGTAATACCATTATTTGTTCTCGAATAGTATCCAGATTTTGTGATGGCGTATCATTAAATCGTAGATACTTATTAGTAGCTAATCTATCAAGTTCATATTCTAATAGTTTCTTTTCTTCATCTGTTAATTTATCATAGTGCTTTATAATTCTTTCTACACTTATTCTCGAATTGTAAGAAGCTAGTTTACTGGCTAATGCATTATTATCCATTTCTAATGCAAACTGTGCAGAATAAATACCTTGATTAGCAAGGTTATTCATTGAACTTAAACACAGAGAGCTTTTACCCATCCCAGGCAAACCTGCAATAATACAGATACCCTTTGGTTTATATCCTTCAGTTAAATATGCATCCAATTGTGTAAATCCAGTAGTATAAAAACCTTGAGAATGTTTGCGATATTCTCTATATTCGTCTACGACTTGCTTCATATCTTTGAATTGAACTTGACTATAGGAATATCCTTTTTGAAGGATATCATTTACGTTTTGCATTCTTGCTGCTAAAAAGTTTAAATCTGATCTAGGATTTAAACATGCAGTATATATGGATTTATGGAATGTTGTTACTAATTCAGATTTAATCTTATCTAATTGTAGTTTAGAAATATGAGTGTCATAGTTTACTTCACCAACTTCTGGAAAGTTTTGAATTAAACTATCAATAAAGTTGTAATCTACATTATATCTTACAGGACAGGATTTTGACTTTAATAAAACAGCATCAGAATTAATATCCATCTTCTGTTCTTCTACTGCTTTAATTGCCCATGCTACCACTTGATTTTCTTTGTATCTAAAATCAAGATAATCTGTTTTTCTTATAAAAAGATCTCTATTCTTTTTATTTTTAAGAGCATTAGATAAAATTAATGCTTCATTATCTAAATCTATTGGCAATTCTGGTAGTGCAAAGGTATCTGACATAGATTCTATTTATACGTCCCTATCATATCATTTTGTATAAGATAATCTAATTGTTCTTTAGTAGAAATTGGAGAATTTAAGTTATTTTGAATTCTCCAGGCTTCTATTCGTGCAAATCTTCTTGGTGTGATAAAATATTGATATTTACTTGAGTCCATAGGAACTCTTTCAGTATCATAAACATCAAAAATTACATCTTCACACTTGAAGGTTAATAATTTTGCCATATTTATTTAAGATGTTGAAGAATAGGTGTAAAAGATCCTTGAAGTCTAACTTCTTCCACAGATCTATTAATAATTATTCTTAATTGACTAAAAATATTGTCAATACTTTTAGCACTAATATTAGATGTACAGATTATATGCTTATTATCATTTAATAAATCATTAACAAACCCAAATAACTGAGATTGTTTATAATTTGTAGGATTACATCTAGTGGTATCGAATGCGTCATCTAAAATGTATACTTGATACCCTTGTAATTGCTGAAAATATTCAGATCTTGAAGAAAAATTTGTAAACATCTCCATTAGTTTATAAAATTCAAGAAAAAGAACTTTCACATTAACTTTTAATAAGCTATCTGCTAAAACAGTAGCTAGGGTTGTATGACAAGCATTATCATCTGTACCCCAAATCCATAGAACCTGAGGACCTTCTAATAATTTTTGAGGGTTATCTATATAATTTTCTAAAACTTTAAGATATTCTGCATTTGAAGCAATAACTGCTGGTAATAACTTAGGCTCTAGCATTTTTGCTAGAGCTTTATAATTATCAAAAGAATAATCCCAGTATCGAACCGGGATTCTGGCTTCTATTCTTTTTTTTCTTAACGATTCTTTCTGTATTCTTTCCAGGCGGCATTTACACGGAGTAAATTCTTGCTCACCTGTTGCAGAGATTACTGGCATAAAGCCCGTTCCGCTACAGATTCCGTAAGGACATTTCAATATATTAACCCTTTAAATGGTATTATACTATATAATATTATATTATATAGTTTTTCTAAAAAGAAACAATAAGATTTTCTTGAGATTTTAAAAAATCTTGCCATTCTATTATATAGAAGGTTCTTCTTTCTTCATAGAATACCAACTTTAATACAATGGGATCACCTTGAAAGGTAGTTAATGCAGCGTATAAATCATTATATTTAATAGTTTTACTTTTCTTACTAGAAGTATAGAACATAATAGAGCCTACTTCTGCTTCTTGGTTACAATAACAAGATTCTATACATGCATAGTTCTGAAATATGGATCTATTACTAAATCCAAATCTCAAAATAGGTAATTTTCCTTGTTTATGTGCTTGTGATGTTAATTTATCTATTATATCTAACTTAATACTGTATCTATCTGATATAACAAATTTATCTTCTATAAGAAGAAATTCATTACTTGCATCGCCTCTTTTAAACCAGACATTTCCAGAACCTACATGTCTTTGTCCTGAAATATCTTTTGCAATTTCTTTTTCTCTCTTGGTGGATATCTTCTTATAATTCATCTAGCACCTTTTTATAATATCATTATATAATTGTGAAGTGAAAGAAGGATCCATTGCAAGAGCTTCTCGTAAAGCATTTTTACCTTGAAACGTTTTTCCGTTGCAATCGAAATAAGGTCCTCTTTGCTTTATTAGTGAAAAAGCGATACCTAAATCCATTATCTCTTTAATATGATCTATAGTACCAACAGGAAATTGTGGAGTTGCCTTAAAGTAATAATCATATGTGAACATTTCACCTGGTGAACTTATTTTACTTTTTTCTGCTCTAACTCTAGTTTGCTGACCATAATAAACAGTCCCCCAAGCAGCCTCTCTTCCGTTTTGATCTAGAAACTTATCTCTTTTAACTTCTAGAGCAAGAGAAATATGATGAGCTAAAGCATTACCGCCAGAGTATGAATCTGGTTTAGCATACATTGTACCTAATTCACTTCTAACTTGTGAAGTAATAAATACTGTAGGTTTATATGCTTCGCCAGGATCAAGAAGATCATCTGCTGCAAATGCTGCACCAATCTGTCTCATTAAAAGACCTGTTAATTTTGCTTCAACACCCATTGTTGCTTCTTCTGCATCTCGTTTTTCCACATACATTGGAATTGCAGCTTGGATAGAATCCCAAATAATTCCATCTACTTCTCTAGATTTAACAATCTTCTTAACAATATCAATACCTTCGTCCATAAACTTGGGTTCTGCAACCAAAAGATTATCGATATTAATTCCACAAGCTGACATATAATCGGTTTCTGGTATCTTAGTAATTTCTTGTTCTTTTATATCTAGATTTTGTAGCCAAGTTTCTATGTTTTTTATCATAGATTGTTCTACATCTGTTAGTTTATATTTAGCTTTAAGATCTTTTAGAATATCTACCTGTTGATTAAAATCATTTTCATTGATTTCATCGCCAGTATTTCTATTTGTAATAGATCTAACTATAGTAGGTCTTGGTTCTTCTACACCTAGCGACTTTTCATAATCTAGAAGAAGAAATATCTTACCTTGTGCTTTTCCACAATTACACACAGGTATATTTTTATAATTAACTAAAATATTTGTCCATCTATCGTATGTTTTTGCTTCAAAATATTCAGGAAGAACACCTTTACAATGTCTGCATAGTCTCTGATTATAAGCAAGCATTTGGTAAAGCTGACTATTCTTTCCGCTACTTTTATGACCATATAATAAAAGAATTCTTTTATAGGTATATCCACCACCAGTAATGTGATCAATACCAAAAGAACCACTAAAATATCTTTTAACTGCAAAAGATTTAGCTTTAGTAAGAGTAGTAATTTTGGTGGTACCAAATTCTTTATTTATTTGATTAATTACTGGAGATAGTTCTTTATCCGCAACAAATGTACTTTCTTTCTTTTCTTTAACTTTTACGTCTGCCATATCTACTCCTTAAGTTATTTTATCCAATTATAGGTTTTATCAAGTATTCGTATCCCATCACCCAGCCCAGAAGGTATTTCGAATAATTCTAGAAAATCAGCTGGTAACTTATTATAAGCTTCTTGTAAATAAGCACACATAACTTCTGGATCTTTAAAATGATCATCATTTTCTTTTAACATATGAATATATTCTGTAAGAGCTCTAGAACATCTTTCTTCAGACATACCCTGACTACCAAGAAAAATTGATAACATGGTATAAAATTTTAAACTATTTAATACATCCTTTTCAAATGTTATTTTACCAAGTGTCTCCATATTTTCCTCTAATTTTAATTTAATTATCCATTCCAAATATGATTGGCGATTCCTAATATTACTATAACTATAAATGGGCTTAAAATCCAATACAGTGCAGCGGTACTATTAATAAGAACACCTATAGGTATTGCTCCAAATAACCAAATCCAAAATAATAATCTTACTATTCTACCAAGAATTCTTTTTTTTCTACTCTGGTTTTGAGGTGGAGGATTATATATTACCATAAATATCCTTCTCCTTTAGAACAATGAATTTACTTCTACATTACAGGTTCTTTTACCTTGTCTTTCGAAATCTAAAAACACATTTAAATTAGCAAATACTCTTGCTTGATTTCTTTCACCAAATAAATCTGAAGGTGTTATAAATGGATATCTCTTGCACAGATATTCTATATATTGATTTACTTGTTCAAGAAAAGCTTTATTACCTTTTTTATGTGATTGCATTAAAAATTTATATCCATCTGGACCTTTACTTGCTTTTTCTACAGAAACACTAATTTCTTTTTTGGAATATACATCGTCGTCACCTAACACAACCTTTCCTTTAGAATTAAAAGGTATAGATAACTTTCCATACATTCCTATCATAAACCAAGAAGTTGAATCTACACTAAACCAATCGAATGATTTCATTAAATCAAAAGATGTTACAGCAAATCCATGAGTTCTAACTTCCTTCGGTACTTTCTTAAAAGTTTCGTCCAACCAAATGGTTCTCTGAGGTGTCATAACATCATTAGAAGGAGATATACCAATATAAGCAGGTTTTGTATCTAATAATCGTAATAATGCTTCTTCTGAATCACCTTGGTGGAATACATGAATTACATTATCAAATTCATTTCGCATGATATCATAATTCTTAAATCCTTCCTCTATTGCATCATTAATTTGCTGCATAGTAGGTGATTCACCTTGTTTTCCTGGAATAACGTCTAAATTAACATACCATACTTCATTAAATTTAGATCTGTGTTCTTTTTCAAATTTTCGTAAAAATTCAATATATTCCATTACATCTAATTTACCACCTGCATTCCAAACAGAAAAAGCTCCAGAATCTATAATAAGATTTACGCCATCTATACCTTTATCTCTTTCTCCTGTTATAGGATTAATAGCATCTGTGCCTTGAACATAATCCAAAGCTTTTACTATCTGCTCTGGATAATGCTTGGAGCCAAGTAAGTTCTTGGCTCCTAAGTATTTGCAGATATGATAATAGCGTATGAAAGCAGAAAGAACTAATCTCTCCATCTATTGCCTTATCTCCCTTGCATATCTAGAAAATTCAACATGAAAATCATAATTATACTCACCTATTGAATCAAATACACGAATTGGGTTGATATCTAAACCGCCCCTACGTGTGTACCGAAGTTCTACACGTAACCATTTTGGGTTAATTTTAAACATGATATCGTGCATAATTCTTTCACAACACTCTTCATGAAATTCTCTGTGATTTCTGAAAGAAATTATATATTTTAAAACAGAATAAGGATCCAATTGCGCAGAATTTGGTTCATAAGAAATATAAGCAGTTCCCCAATCTGGTAAACCACTGTGTCTACAGTTAGATTTAAGTAAATCTGTCTTTAGAAAAATAGGATAATTATATAATGAAGGTTGAATTTCAAGCAAATCTGGGTCATAATCATATGAATACTTATCACAACGTAATTGATCTATAGGATAGTAATACTTAGCAAAATCATGAATATAATTTGTTTCTATAAAGTATGCTTCTATAGAATTACATTTAATTGCTTGTTTTAAATCTTGCTTAATAATATCTATTATATTACCTTTACCTAATTTTTCTACTATAGTGTTATTAAAAGAATTAAAATAAAGTTTTAACGATTTAGATTCTATAATAGATTCACTATCTGAATCATAAGCAATACGAATCATTTTATTTACAGGTTTTCCATTTCTATCCAGATAAGATAATTCATAACCATTCCATACATCTAGACCTACAAAAGGAATATACTCATATCCAATTGCTTCACGTGTAGGTTGTCTTTTAACTGGAAGAAGCAGAGTAGGATCGTACTCATTAATATATGCTGTTCTAGAACCTAGAGGAGTTTTTAGATTATCTATAACTTTATCTATAATCTTTTTTGCATAGTCATCTAACGATTTAATTGATTGTCTAACCTTTTCTTCTTGCTCGAAGTGAACATCTTTTGAAATTATCAAAAGCCAATCTTCCCACATTCTATCGAAAACCCAGTAAATAATCTCATCTTTATTTTCATATGATTTTACATACTCTTCTATTTCTGCAATATTATAAATAGAATATACTGCAAATCCAGTACTTCCTGAAAGTTCTACACCAGTAAATTCACATTTATAATTTGCTTTTCTGAGTTTTTTAAAAGCAAAACATTTAGATATAAATTCTATTATATTACTCATACATACTTCCTTAATGTAAATTTGAAGGATCACCTTTATCAGTGATACTTTGCATAATTGCATTACTTAAAATATCTAAAGTTTCTAAAACAGTATAAGCTAAATTTCTAATCTCATCTTCTGATGCCAGTTTGGGATCATTTAATATTTCAATAATTCTTTGTGTGGTTAGAAAATGTACTGTATCATCATCTCGTATAGTATCCATTATTACTTTTTCTTTCTTTCTAAAAAAATTATTAAACATCTAAAGTACCTTTCTTATCGTAACTATGTAATACTGCACCAACTTTAAAAAAATCAGACATCCTACAAGAAATAAATCCTGTTCTATCATCTTCTTTTTTTGAATCATTCCATTTTAGATTTCTGGGATAGTTGAAGTTATTAAGCTGAACTGGCATATTAAAAATGCCACTATCTATAGCTTTTCTTCTATCAAAAATTAACCACTTTGTTATTATATTACTAGTATTTATATGACCAAAGAAATACCTATCCCAAGTTACTTCATCTCTTTGAATTTTATAGTATTCACTATATTTTTGATTAGGTACATCAGTATGATCATAAGTATGCACACGAAAAGTTATACGATCCCAATGCGGTTTATCATTTAATAATCTACATGCATAACTGACATTAATTGCTTTTTGAATGATTATAAAATCAGATCCACCAAACTTGTCTTCTTCAAAAGAACATTCATGTAAATAAGTTTTAGAAGGAAGCAGTTTAATGATTTGTTGAACATACTGATATCTTTTTTTAGATATCTCTATATTTTGTTGTTTAGTATATACCATTATGTATTCTTTTTAACTAAATTTAAAAATTCTGTTCTAGTTTCTAGTTTTTCAAAACTTCCGTAGACTTCTGACGTAGTAGCACTTGAATTAATAGCACCAACGCCTCTGCAAACCATGCAATTATGTACACCTTTTACCACACAAATAGCACCTTCAGGTTTAACATGTTCGACAAATTGTTCAATACATTGTTTAGTAAAATCCTCTTGAAGTATGGGTTGTTTAGCTAAGAGTTTTATAAATCTAGGAATCTTCGAAAGACCCAACATTTTATCAGAAGGTATATATCCAAAATCTACACGATAAGCTACAGGAAGTGCATGATGTGGACACATTGAATAACAATTAATTGAATCAATAATTATCATTCCTGTATAATTACTTGGAAAATTGGTTTCTAATATTTTTGTTACTTCGTGTTTTTGCGAAAGACCTATACACATTTCTACCCAAGCTTTTGCTATCCTATAAGGTGTTTTCTTAAAATTAGGATCATCCAAAGAAATTGTCGAATATGTTGTTAAGGGACTGGTAGATTCTGGTGCTGTTACTTCACCTAAACCCTCAAGAAGAAGTCTTGCTCCTTCTTCCATTTTCTTAAACGATTCTTTTTGGAGTAATTTAATTAGTTGTTCTTCCATATATTAAACACCTTTTATTTTAACTGAAGCAAATTTTATAGATTTATGAAAGTCTTTAAATTGTTCTAGTACACGAACACCAAATTCGTATACATGCAAATCGATAAGTTCTTGTAATCCTATTGCTGGAACAGGTATATTCATATCTGTATCTATATTAATACCTACGTGGATTAAACCAGAAATATGACTTACTGTAGCAATAGATACAGAAAGCTTCTTCCAAACTTCTCCATCCAATGTTTTAACTAGAATATCATCACCTTTCAGTTTAACTAAATAAACTATAATATTTGATTCTGCTAATATATCTTTAAGAACATTTGTACAAATCTGCATAAAAGCTCTTTGATATAGTACTGCAGTTTCTATATTGATGTTAAAGATCTCTATAATAAAGTTAAGAGCTTTAGGCGACCAGATATAATCATTTTCTTTTACATCTTCAATATCTACCATATGATCAGTTTTTACATCCATTTTTCCTTCAAAAGCAAAAACAGAATCTCCTATCATATTAGCAGTTTTAAAATTGAATAGACTATGAAGTTGATCACCTATATAATCTATATTTTCATCTGTGTAATAAAACGTATCTAATGAACTAAGCATTAATTTCTCCTAAGTGGATCTTTTACACCAGCTAGCATAAATCCTTTTTCTCTAACCCTACATGCTGGACATACACCACAGGGTTCGTCTCTTTGTGGATTATAACAAGACCAGGTTTTTGAAAAATCTACATCCATATCAACACCAATACGAATAACATCTTCTTTAGTATTAGTAATAAAAGGTGTTAAAATTTGATAGGGTTGATCGTACTTTGCAGCAATCTGTAAAGTTTTTTCTAATGCATCATGAAATTCTCTTCTACAATCTCTGAAAACATCGAAATCTTCTCGTGTTGGACTAGTTGCAATTACACCGGCATTTACTTTATCTGCATAACTAGCTGCGATACTAATCATCATAATATTTCTAAATGGAACAACTGTATTAATTGTATCTTTTAAATCATCTGGAGTTCTAATAGATTTGTCTACTAGAGAAGAATCTGAAAGTATATTGCCAGTTAACTTTACTTCTTCTAGAAATAATCCTAATTCCTTACATGTTTGTTGTGCGGCATAAAATTCTTTTTCTTTATGACTTGATCCATAGTTAATATAAAGAGGAAATACCTTATCATATCTCTCTTTCACCCAATACAGCATAACTGTTGAATCTAAACCACCAGAAAGAAGTACTACGCAATTTGTATCTCTACCCATAATCTTTTCTCCTAAGAAAATAAATTAGGAAACGGTCAAACAACATTTCTGTTGATATTTCTTCCTTAAAATTCTAATATATAAAAAGTTTAGGTTGTCCATTTTCATCTCTTTTAACTACTATATCTTCTGTATTACTATTATCTATTTCATATTTATATATTTTAACAATAGGTTTATCTTGATCTGCACTACCAAAAATTTCTATTCTTTGTATATAACCTAGTAATTTTCCTTCTAGATCTCTAACACATAATTGATAATTAGAAGCAATAGAATGAAGATGATCACAGCTACAATCATTATAAGTTTTACGGCAAGAAGAACAAACAGTAAAAATTCTTAAATCTTTATCAAGACCCTCACATCTTGCAATAATATCTAAATCGGAGATATATGTGTTTAACGTTAATTTAATAGGTTCTGCATTATGACAATCACCAAAATCGAGTGTAAATGCTGCTATATTCTTTTCAGAAAGAAAAGAAAGTATTTTACACTTACCATCAGAAGTTGTAATTATTTTCATCCTTCTTACTCCATAACTACACTTAATCTTGTAGAAATAATCTGTGATAAGAATTCTATTTGTTGCTCAGTAAATCCTACTTGTTTTGCTTTTTGAATAAAATTTTGATCTAATACTTTATTAAAGGTCTCACTACCGAAAAACATTTTATTTTTCTCTGCTTTTGGATGTAAATTCCAGCATGTATTGCAGCACTTATAGGTATGATATGCACCATTTTTACAATAATAATTCATAACATTATACTCCTTTTTTATTGCCCCAAATAACTATCTGTTGTCTGGAAGATAAATTCCATCCTTTTCTTAGGCAAACAGGGACAAGTAGTTTGCTTGATTTTCTAATTTCTTCTATTGAAGTACCTTTAGGCATTAACCAAATATTATTATCTAGATCCAATTTATATGATTTTATAAAATCTAAAACAATACTTAGTTCTTCTTCTGTTCCTATAACAAATTTAAAGATATGATTCGTATATAAAAATCTATCTAAAATTTCTTGATTATATCTTTTTATTATATCTTCTGAGTATAGTTTTGGTGAAACAATCCATAAATCTACGTCTTTTTCCAATTCTCTATCTTTATGAATCAAACCATTTGTTTCTACTTCTATAAACCAATTATAAAAATCTTTAACTAAAGATGTTAGTGGGTTTAAATCTTGTAAAGTTGGCTCACCACCTGTTATAGTTAGCATATTAACTTTTGGATTTGCAATATACATCATACTTAAATGTGCTGAAATACCTTGATAATCATATTTATCTCCAGATTTCCAGCTATATTTAGAATCACAGAAAGGACATGAAGCATTACATTTTGCAAGTCGAATAAAATGGGAAGGAACCCCTTCATGAATTCCTTCTCCCTGTATGGACGTGAAGCTTTCTGTAATATCTAAATTCCATTCTTTTTCTGTCATATTGCCTCCCAAGGAAAGATTAACCAAATATGATCGTCATATTCTTTTTTGAAATAATTTGGTTTAAATTGTGTTTTATTTTTTATTGCATATGTAAGTGTAGTTAATTCTTTAATATAATACTTCTTTGATAAAAATTCTGTAATTCTTTCTAAGGATTCTCCTTTATCAGATACATCGTCTACTACTAATATTCTATTATATTCTTCTTTTCTAGAAAGATTACATTTAATCTTTGTATTACTATCATATCTAGAAAAATATAGTATTTCTACTGGAACATGAAATTTATGACTTAGAAGAACTCCTATAGGAAGACCACCACGATGGACTGCTAAAATTACATCTGGTGTTTCTTGTACTCTTAATTCTCTACAATAGGCAGCAATATCATCCCAATTAACAAAATTAGCCTTTTTAAAAGACATTAAAAATCACCACACTTAGTTAGTATCTGAATGAGTGTAAACTAAAATATCATTCCCATTGCATTCGGTAGCAATACCACATCCTGTAGCGGTTTCCCATACCGCTACCTCTGCAACAGAAAGTGTAGGATAATCTTTTTGTAACCAATCTTTAGTAAATTTGAAAAGTGATCTTGCCATATTTTCTGCTGTAGGATTTTGTTTCATGATAAGAACTCTTGAAAATTTATCTTGAAAAAAAGCTAGAATTTCACAATCCGGTTCCTTAGACCAAAAAACAGTTGCGTGATCAAAAAGATCTATAAAATCCTTAATAGGTTTTAAATCTTTAAAATCTATAATCATTCCTGCATGATCTAGACCACCTTGTATTGTTACTATCCAAGTATAGCTATGACCATGTATATTATTCTTGCAACGAATCGATGAAGCTTCTCTTACTATATGGGCTGTTTCAGTAGTAAATTTTTTTTGTATTTTCATTCTACTTTTATCCTATTAATTAATTATAATATAAAACTATTAGATATTTCTAGCTATTTTTAATATAGTTATAAACACTTAGAAAATTAGAAAATTGTCCTTCATCCGTAATTAATAATGGTGCTTTTACATTATCACTATATTTGATATAAATTAAATCACTAGGTATGGATCTAACCAAACTTGCTAGTAATCTAATATTTAAATAAAATGTAATATCTTCTTTCGGTGAAACTGCTTCAATACTATTTATAATCTCTAATCCTTCCTTTGTACCTTCAGAAGCTGCTGCTAATTGTAGATTACCATCTTTAGTAAATACTGCAGAAGCCATTAATCGTTGGTGTATATCTGCAAATGGTGTTAGTTTTTCACTGACTTTTTGCAATCTAGATTTCTCCACTGCAAATTTGTACGAATAATTAGAAGTTATATCTATGATTTTATTATAATTTGGAAAAGCACCATTGATTTGTGGAGTAATCATTTTTAAATTATCGCATTCTATAATATTAAGATTATTTGCTTTGTAAATTAGAATATCTTTATTCTCTGGTAATGATGATATCAAATCAAGACTCTCACTCAGTAAAAATACTGTATTTTCTTGCTTTATATCATTAGAATATACCCCGCATATGTTTCCGTCTGCTGCTACAAAATTACCATCAAACTGAATGCCATTTAAAAAAGGTCTTGCCGCATCATTCGCAATGCAAGGATCCAAAAACTTAAAAATTTTACTAAATTCTGCTGCATTAGTAGTTAATAATACTTCAGATTGTTCTGATATATTTTCAAAAATGTAACTTAAAGAATTTTCAGAAGAAAAATAGTTAAATTTATAAGAACTATTACCATCTTTTACAACTAAACGAGTTTCTTTAAAATCAAAATCTAATTTCTCTTGTTCACTATATTTTACGACATGAGAAATGCCTTCTGCATCAATAAGATAACGAGAATCTTCGCAATTTACTTCTCCGTATGAAATTTGTAGACCATAACTTGAATCGTAAGCGTATAATGTTAAATTATTATTCTTAAAATCCAATTGAACTTGTGAGTATAAAGGTGATCCACCACTTTTCTTGCTTTTCGTTGTTATTTTGCTAATATAATTTAAGCAATTTCTTAGATTTTGAGTTTCAAGTAAAACTTTCATATAAAATATCCTCCTATTTCTTCCATCTCGTTAAAACTTCTGCGTCTGCTACTAATGGAATTGTTACTTTTGGTAAATTTTGTGTCATAAAATATGGTAATTTTTCTACCATTAACTCTACTTCTTCAAAAGGCGTTTCTAGAACAATTTCATCATGTATAATCATGATAGGTTTTGTTTTTAACTGTTTCTCGTCTATAAACTTTTGAATTCTAATAAGACCAAAACAAGCACAATCACTAGCAGTGCCTTGAATTGGTGTATTTACGGCTTGCCTTAATGCACCTTCACGAACTTTTTGATCTGAACTGTGTACATACGGCAAATATCTACGTCTTCCGTGCAATGTTTGTACATATCCATTCTTTAAAGCAAAAGATTTTGTTTTATCTATCCATCTTTTTACATTAAAATAAGTATTGTAAAATTTGTCAATAAAATCTTGTGCTTCTTTTAATGAAATATTCACATCTGAAGCTAATGAATTTGCTGACATTTGATACGCAATACCGAAATTAATATTTTTTGCTAGAGATCGTTTTGCTTTATGATCTGGATTATTTTCTTTATCAAATATCTCTGGTTTTATACCAAACATTGCACATGCAGTATAAGCATGGAAGTCATATCCAGATGCAAAAGCATCTATCATTTTCTTATCGTCTGCCATCATAGCTAGAATTCTTAATTCTGCTTGTGATAAGTCAGCAGTTACAAGTTTGCATCCCTCTCTAGGAATAATCATATTACGAATACGGTTATCTCTAGGTATATTTTGTGTATTAGGTGCACTAGAATTATGAACACAGATTTCATTAGCAATAAAATTTGGATAATTTTCTATCTCTAAATCCCAAACATGATATTTACCTGCAGGTTTAACTGATAGAATTACATGATTAGTTGATATATCATAATACTTTAATAATCTTTTAAACTTATCTTGACTTATATGCAATTCACCTGCACATCTATATATAGGATATTCATAATCTTTATATTTATCCCATACTTTAAAAACATCTTCTTGAGAAATAAAAAACTTACCTCTTGAGAAACAGTCACAAAGTTCTTTAAGATTGATACCTTCTGTTTCACATTTTTGTTTATATGTTAAAAAATCCATTGGAATATGCGTAACTATACCTTTGGCATCCTTTAACATTTGAATAAGTTCTTCTTTAGTTTTATAAATATATGTTGGATTATCTTTACCATATTTTAAAGATTGTAATCGTTTTGCATGCGCTTCTGATGTATGCATGTGCCTTTCACTAACTATTCCTTTTTCGTATAGCAATCTAGAATGATATCTATTATGTTCAGCACTATCTAAAATTTCCAAATTAGAAATTCTGTTATTAGAAGGATTGTGATCTATATGATGAATATGTGTCTTTTTAGGATCTGCCTTAAAATATACTCTTTTTATAAATCTTTGTTCGTCTTCACAAAAAGAATTTGTACCATATAGTCGTGGACGAGGATCATAAGAGTAAGTTTTTCCTTTTCTTAGGTGATATACCTTATCATAATGTTTTAAATCTTTAGCTTCTGTCCAGCCATTATACTTATGTAGTATTCTATGTTCAGGTGTACAAATTAATTCACCTATTTTTCCATTTCCTGAACTTTGCCATTTAACTCTTACACAATCACCGTATCCGCTATATGATTTATTTAATACTTTAGAAATAGTTAAATTTCCATCATTATCATAATTATAAACAAAATCTCCTGGTTGGACATCTTCTATATTTTTTTCTTCTCCTACTATAGCAATCTTGGTACCTTCAGCTATACAAGATAATCTGCCAGTTGCGGTAGCATGCTGCAAAAAAGATGTATGAATTCTTCCAGTAACAGGATCTACATGATTTTTAAATCCATCCAAGTATGTAGAATTTTCTTTCTCGAGTTTTCTGTATTCTACAATTCCATTTAAAATAGGATGTTTTTTAGCTAAATACTCTATAGCATTTTTATCGGTGGAAGGCATTTTTACTCCACTTTTTCCACCATTAGTCATATATTCTTCTTCTACTGGAATTCTTAAATGATCATAAATAACTTCTCTTAATTCTTTTGGTGAATCCATATTAAATTCTTTCTTTACTTTCTTAAAAAAAGAATTTTTTATTTCTGCTGTTCTAGCACGATTCTCGTCTAAAAGCATATCTATGTAAGGAGTATCTAGAAGAATACCGTTCTGTTCTAATCGTTGTAGTGTAGAAGAAAGAGGCATAATTAAATCATAAAATACCTCTTTAAATTCTGAATCTATCTGTGGTTTCAATCTCTTATAAATTTGAAAGGTAACATCCGCATCCATTGCTGAATAATACTCTAAAGCTGTTAGTTTTGTAGATTCTAATTTCTTTTTAAGCTTGTCTGAAACAAAGGTTACATAAGTCTGTAATTCTTTTTCTTGTTCTTCATTTATTATAAAAATATTTGGATCTTCTTCTAATAATGTTCTTCTTAATTTCTTTGCTGGTGTAAACTTTTCAAGAAATTTACCATCTTCTTCAGTAGATAAATGAGAAAAATATTCATTTGCGATATTAGTTTTAACTACTGGTTCTGCCATATCATCAAATAAAGAATTACATTCTACTACTGGAACTCTGATTACTTGTTTAGTTTTCTCTGACTTCTGTTCTTTTTTCTTTTCTTCCTTCTTCTCTTGTTCCTTCTTTATCTCCTTTTCTTTCTTCTCTGCTTTCTTCTGCAATATTCCATTTTGATGACCTGCTATTCCACCAAATTCTTCTAGAATTGCTTTGTAATTTCCTTCTCTTGTTAAAAGCCAAGACATAACCTCCAAACTATAAAGAGATTTTCCTTCACCTTCAAAAGTCATTGTAGTTGTATGATAAGCCAATTGGGTATCAAAATAAAAATTTGCTACATTAATACCAATAGCTTTTAGAAAAGCAGTATCAAACTTGCCGTTTTGAAATACACATTTTAATTCTGGTTTTTCTAGAAGTTTTTTTAAGCACTCAAAATATGGAAGTATATCTATCCATCTTATATGTACACCTTCACCGCATTTTGCACATAAAGAGATATCTGTTATCCTATCTTTTCTAGGATTTAACCCTGTTGTTTCTAAGTCAATGGCACATTCTTCAATAGTATTTAAATACTCCAGATATTCCTTAATTTCTACAGGATCCTGAAGTGATCTCGGATTAGAGTTAATTTGTCTTACTCTGGGTGCTTTTAATAATTCTATAGCCTGATGAAGATCTTGCATAAATTGCTTTTCTACAAGTTTATCTCCACTGTATCCTAAATAAGCAGGATGCCAAGTAGGTACAATATGACATTCTAATTGTGGATGATAATACGTTCTTCCACGAACAGATGTCATACTTAGACCCAAATGTAATAATTGAGTTACAGGTATAGATCCTAGAGTTAATATTACAGTAGGTTTTATTTTATCTATTAACTGATATGTTTTTGCTGAACATAATTTTATTTCTTTAGCAGTAGGTGTTCTATTATGAAGAATAGTTTCACCTTTTCTATTTAAACTTTTAGAAGTAGGTCTACATTTTACAGCATTACTTATATAATATTTGATATTTAATCTATCGAGATATGCTTGTAGTCTTTGTCCAGAAGAACCTACAAAAGGTAATCCTTGTAAGTCCTCTTGTTCTCCTAAGGCTTCTCCTAAAATAAGTAATTTTGCTGATGGATCGCCTCTTCCTGTAACACAAGGATGCTTAGCATCCTTCCATAATCCACATTTTTCACATAAACTATTATGATACATTTATCTCTTAGGTCCTATTGGGCTAACTTCTGCTTCAGAAATATAATGGGTCTCTACTTTTCCAGTATCCAAGGCAGTTTGTAGATAAGAAAGCATCTTATCCCTATCAAAAAAGGAGTAACTTATAATTACTCCTTCCACAATTAAGGTTAAATCGAATCTTTTCATATTAAAAGATTTATATCTTGATATTTTTTTCTTATAGATAATAAAACTTCTTCTTGATATTTCTTAAGCTCTAAAGACGAATTGGGTGTGTTATATATCTGATAATCTCTGCAAATTCTTGCAAGAATATATGCGTCTGCTAAATCGTTCTGTCTAATTTCTATATTGTAATTTTTATAGATATCTAACATTATTGTATCTTTTCTACTTTGTCCTTGACCAGAAGCATATTTTTTTAACTGATTAGGTGCTATTAAAAGATATTCTATGTTTCTTTTAAAGAGATGTAATTTAAAAATTCCAGCCCATTCACCTAAATCAAATAATCTACCTTGTTCTGTGCCTAATGCGGGACTCTCAATACAACAATATAATATATGATTCTGATCTAAAAATTCTATTAAAGATTGTTCTAAAAAAAATAATCTTTCAACGCCTCTAGAACCATCAGGAGGCGTCAAAAGATATTGTTTTACTATGTTTGCAGATTTATCTAGAATTACTAGACCACTGGAATTCAAAGAAAGATCCGCCCCCAGACAATAGCACATGTATTTAACCTACTTTATACTCTGTTTTACAGCTCGGACATATTGTTTCAAAAACTGAAAACAGTGTGCCGCATTTAGCACAAGGTTCTTGAAGAACATTATTACAAGCAGGGCAAGTTACAGAATTCATTGGAATTTCTTTTTTACAATAACCACAAATCTCCTTAGCTACTGGGGCTGCTACTCTAGAAGCTACTCTAGAAGGTGTGGCTGCTTGAGGTGGAACTGCTACTTGAGGTGCAGGTTGTTGCACTTCAACTTGTCCTTCTTGTTGTCTTGCTAGAGATTCTAGTTGCATAATCCAGTTGGTACCTTTGATTGTATCTATTCTGGATATTGTATTTCTTAGATACTTCAAGATATCAGAAGATGATGTTAGTTTTGCTTCTTTCTGTAGATCATTTCTTGTATAAGATTTTTCATCTTCTGTTAATGGGCCGATAACTACATTAGGAACATTTGCACCGGCTTTTAGAATATTATGTTTTGTTCCATAACCTGTTCCTTTCTTAAGATAGTTGATATCATATTCTGATAATTCACCATCATTAAGACGAACATCTTGTAGATTTTTATATGCCATAACTCCCATTTTTAGAAGCTTAGTTTGCTTATTTTCTTTACACCAAAAATAAAGAGTACCACTCTCATCTTTATCGGGATTTCTTTGAATAGCATTAAAAATATATTCTTCTCTGGGCTTCCAAGATCCTGCATCACCGGTAGGATCATTATTGTAAGCAACTCTGAGTAGAAGCTCTGGATCTTTATCCTCCCATACATATTTTCCTTTGTTAGTAACAGGATCTTTTACTGATTCTAGAATACCGCCTTTATAAAAATTCTCTTTATCACCTAAAAGTTTAAGAAGAATACTTTTACCTTCAAAATCGTTTTCAAGAATAAAAGGTCTTTTCTTATCATCATCGCAGATAATCCAAGATACATAATAACGTTCAACACCATTAGGTGTATCTACTAATCTGATAGGATTAGGTACTTCTTTTTGAATTTTAATTTCCCTGATGTTATAATCAGTTTTTTTAGATCCATCAAATTCATCAATTTGTGAGGCATACCGACTCATTTTATCATTTACATCTGTCATTTTAAAACTCCTTAATTTATATTAGCTATCTGGCCTTATTATATGGCTAGTTATGCTTTCTTATTAAGATATAATTCTTTATATTTCTTATCTATTTCTTTAATCTTTTTTAAATGCAAGCGATTACTTGTATAGGAATCATCTAACAAACATGCTACAGCTCTGGGGTTAATTATGGATAAACTTTCGTTTACAGTTACCTTAACATTAGAATTATCTAACGTAGTAGATGTAATAGAATTAATTCTTTTACCACCTAAATATCTACCGTCTGTCACTGCGAATATAGCTCTTAAAGGTAAAAGATCAAAACCCATATCAAATATATTAACACCCCAAATACTTCCTATCAACGAATAATCTAGTAATATCTGTTCTGTTATTTTATCAAAATCCTGTGCTGGAAAGTTTTCTTTATTTTCTAGTATGTCATTACTAGCCAAAGTGCTCATTAAAAATTTATCTACAACAAGTCGATGTCTTTCTACTTCGTATTGCACAGTTTCTAAATTAGATTTGGTAATTCCTTTATATGTAAAATCATCAGAAATAACTTCATTATTTTGTTCACTTGCTTTTAGCAGCATGTGTTTGAATATTCTATCTTCTTGTGCAATTACTTTTTTTAAAGCTTCCTCTTCAGTTGTTCCCGAAGTACTTAAAATAATATCTTCCAAAAATGAAACAGTTTTTTCTTTATCCTCTACACAAATTTTAATTACTTTATCTTCTAGTTGAATTGCTTTGATTGAAGGTATATTCTTATCTTTTTCGAAATATATACTTCCAGATGGATCTACTTCTCTTAAAACTTTACTTGCTAAGCTATTTTCTGTAAATTTTTCTCTTAGATTTTTTCCATTCATGTTATTGCACCTTTCTCTGTATGAGCATTTCTTGGTATCCAAGTATTGCATGCAGCTTATAAGAATAGTTATCTATGGATGCAGCTGCTGATCGTATAATTGCTAATCTATATTTTTCTTCTCTTAATCTATGCTGAAAAAGAGAATATTCTTCGCTATATGTAGTAATAATAATCTTTTCTTTTGCACCTTCTGTTCTTACTACTTTTGTCTCTCCTACTTGATTACCGGATCTATCATATTTAGGTTCTTTTTCATTATCTATTTCTATCCATTTTTCTGCATACCACTTGTTATATTCGTCTTCTAATTGCTGTACAAGTTTTGTTTGTGTATCAGCAATCATTTTGTATCTAAATAAAGTTCTAGGTATGTTATTTAATTCGAGTATAATCTGTTCTAGATTATGTGGATCTATTAATTGAATATCTTTTGAATCAAAGCTAACTGCATAGGATTGCAGATCTTCATAATCCAGCCCATCTTCTGGTTGCTTAAATTCTTCTATAAAACTAGAGAAAGGATCTTTTTCTTGACTAATAGGAATTCTAGGCATGATTATACCTCTATTAGTTCTTATAATATAAACTAATAAAAAGATTCTTAAATTTTTTTAAAAACTTAAAGGAGTGACAGAAGATACTTCAAAAGTATCATCAAATTCTGGAATGTAGCAATAAATCTTATCATTTAATATTCTTGTTATAACACCTATAGTTTTCTCTTCATCTACATACACATATTGATCTACTTTGGGTTCTTCAGTAGATTGCTTTAAAGAAAGTTCTTCTACTAGCTCAGTAGGAACTTGTGCTGTTCTGTTTAATAAAGGAAAGAATATTTGACTTATGTTATCAGAAATACTTATCTGTATTCCTTCATAACTATCTATCATAGGTCTATAAATACCTAAAGGTTGTAATAATCTAAATGTTTTTAGTGTTTTAATAGGTTTAATATCTTCTACCCATTTTCTGGATTCTTTAGCAAATTTTGTTCTATTAGAATATAAATAACTGTAAATAGGTAACTGTAGGGTATCCTGCGGTGGAGCAAGAGTTTGAGAATCTACATAAATAACAAACAAATTAGAAAATATTTGTCGTTTATATTCATCTAGAGTATCTTGATTTGCATAGATAGGTAAACCAGGAGCATTATCTGGTATTTCTTGATAAGTAAAAGGAGGATGACATTCTACATAGCATCTACAATCTGGGTGACTTCTACTAAAAATAGGTGAAGGAGGATTATGCTGAGAAGCAAATAGTAACCAATCAGTAGTAAAAGATAAACCTTCTAATTCATCGCAAACATCTACTTTCGGATGGGATTCAGCTAGATGCCAAATAACATCTCTGTATCCTAATGAATCGAGATATTTAAAGACATTATAAGAATGATCATTTTTCATATTGTAATCATCTGGAATAGGTAATGTCCAGAGATGAATATCTGTAGGTATAGGTGGTAAACCTGTTTCTTCTGGTTTATGATAGGGTTGATCTATTGGAAGAAGTTTAGATTCTTCTGCAGGTGCAGATATTTCTTTTTTTTCTTCAGGATCTTGAGATTCAAACATATTTTCATTTATGTTTTCAAGAATCTCTGGAAGAATAGCTGTTTTCTTTTTTAGAGATAAATTATTCATATCTATTTCTAGTTAAGTTATGGTAATGCGTCTAGTAAAGATAAAATAAATTCTAGAGGTTCTAGTGTTTGATATTTTTTTCTTTCTTGTTCTGGTGTATTTTTTAAAAGTAAATAATATTCTTGAATTGTCTCTACAGAAAGATCTGCAACAGATAATGCAGTAAGTACAAAGTTCTTATAAGCTGTATCTCCTTTCTCTTGAAAAAGCGGATAACTATTATAAAGATAATAAGGTAATTCACTCGGATGATTTGCATCAGGATCAAAATCTTGAGATGCTATAAATTCTGGGGAATCTGTATCTGAATATAGAAAAGATAAATTTCCAGACGTTTGTGTTAAAAACAAGAATAAGTCTTGCGTAAGCTGATTCTCATATTTAATTAAAAAGTTCTCAATATCTATATCATTATCATCTTCTGTAAAAAACATACCAGAAAATTTATCGTATTGCCATCTTCTATTATCATTCTTATTAATAAGATTGTAAATAGGACCATTAGAAAAATATGTATTAAAACTATCTCTAGTAGTACACCAATCTGTACCCTTACCTACTTCACAAGCTTGTTCTTCTGTTTGTGGGGTAAAAATGATCCAATTTTCATCTTCATACGCTATTGGTATATTTTGTTTTAGTTCATTTATATCTACATATTTTGTGTATTTTACGTTAGATTGATATTCAGAATTAATTAAATTTTTCAAGCTTTCAATTGAATAATCATTAATATCGGCTGAATATCCTTTAGTTCTTAAATCTTGTTTATGATTTTCAAATTCTTTAAGATATTGAAGATAATTAGGTATATCCTCAAGAAAAGTAAATTTAGCTTGTATATATGAATTTCTTGCAAGATTTGGATTAGTATTTTTTATTCTATCAATACTCTTAATCATAGCCTCATATTGTTTAAATATCCAAGGAATATAACTTCTTGGAACTTCTTGTTGAATAAGAGTTAATTCTTCTTGTGTAAACCATTTTGAATACTTCTTAAGAAGATCGGAAATAATATCTGAAAATTTTAGTTCTGTATAAAAATCTTGTAATATTTTACTTCTCATAACCCGCACTCTTTCTTAAATTGACACCAATTACAAAATTGATTAGAA